ATTGAGTTTAAATGGAATAGATCAAGCAAAAAACTAACAATTTTACAAAGGCCAAGAGCTGAAGAAGATCTTCTTTTATATTGTTATAACTATAGACCAGACTTTGAATTACTTGAAGATTACATGGCTATACAATGGATTAAAGATTATACACTTGCTAAATGTAAGTATATACTAGGCGAAGCTAGAGAGAAGTTTGCTACTATTGCCGGACCACAAGGCGGCACTAGTTTAAACGGACAAAGTCTTAAAGCCGAAGCACAAAGTGAAATGGAAAAACTAGAGTCAGATGTAGCACTAGCAGTTCCGGGCGGTGTAGGATACGCATTCACTATAGGTTAAAAAACACTTGACAAGCAGACATTTTATGTATATAATATAGGGAACTACGAAGAGGAATCTCTATGATTATAGGAATATGCGGACTAATAGGCAGTGGTAAAGGTACTGTGGCTGATCTTTTAGTTGAAGAACATAAATTCGAAAAAATAAGTTTTGCTGATAAACTTAAAGATGCTGTTGCTTTAATGTTCGATTGGGATAGAGATATGCTTGAAGGAGAAACATCCGAAAGTAGGTATTGGCGAGAACAACCAGATGAGTTTTGGACAAAGGAAACAGGCAAAGAAATTACACCTAGGCTTGTTTTACAACTATTTGGCACTGACTGTATGCGTATGGGATTTTATGACGGCGTATGGGTTAGTTTTGTAAAAAAAACAATTCAAGAAAATCCTCAAAATAATTATGTGATTCCAGATGTAAGATTTGAAAATGAAGCTGAAATTATAAAAGGATTAGGCGGCAATGTTTGGTGTGTAAAACGTGGACCAGATCCACTATGGTTTAGACAATATGTAGATCTTGATATAGAACCAACAGATGTACACAGATCAGAATGGGCTTGGGCAAAGACATCATTTGAACATAGCATTTATAATGAAGGAACAATTGACGAACTTAAAAGTCAGGTACGAGGTCGCCTTGCTTCCACTTTACGCCTTGCTTCTGCAAAATCCGCTGGCAATTCGCACAAATAGTTTTTAAGTTTGTGTGCCTACAATTATTTAAATCACCATCTATATGATAAACATTGAATTGTTCTGAATTTTGACTTTTAAAGTTGCATTTTTCACAAACTTCTAATTGCCTATAACCTGCCTTATACCATTTAGGAATACCGTGTCCTTTGCCGTTGTGTAGGCATGTTTCGCATTGCTTACGATAATATACCTTATTGCCTTTTTTGTAGTTTACAGCGGCAGGTCTTTTCTTACAATATTCGCATAATGGACGCATATTGTATTTACCTACCCTTTTTGCCCCCTTTTATTGGTGTATTTTTTAAGTTTTTTTGTCGTGAAGGTATAAATACATACAACAGTAAACTTTGTAATTTTAACAGGAGAAAATAAAATGGCAGGATTAGTTTCACCGGGAGTACAGGTTAGTGTAATCGACGAGAGTTTTTACACTCCAGCAGAACCAGGCACTACTCCAATGATATTTGTTGCGTCTAAACAAGACAAAACAAACGCAAGCGGAACAGGCACAGCTACAGGCACAACAAAAGCCAATGCTGGAGTACCTTTCCTTATTACATCACAGAGAGATTTAGCAGACACATTTGGTGATCCAATCTTCCAAACAGATGCTAACAACAATCCAATACATGGTGGCGAATTAAACGAATATGGATTACAAGCCGCATACAGTTATTTGGGTGTAAGCAACAGATCATTTGTTGTAAGAGCTGATATTGATTTAGCAGAAATTGAACCAAGTTTAACAGCGCCAGCGGCTGCGCCTGCTAATGGAACTTATTGGTTTGATACAGCAAATACAAAATACGGAATTTTTGAGTGGAACGGAAACGCTATCACTGTTACAGGCGGACAGCAATTTACAAATAAAGTACCACTAGTCATTACAGACAAAACAAACCTTGTAGGGAACCAAAATACAGGCATTCCAAAAGGTGCTGTAGGACAAGTAGGTGATTATGCTGTTGTTACCACTACTACTACAAACAAAGTTTACTATAAAAACACAGACGGTAATTGGGTAAAAGTAGGTAGCTCTGCCTGGGTAAGTAGCTGGCCAACGATCCAAGCAACTGTAAGTAACCCAACATTAACATCTAGCCAAAGTATTTTAATCAACGGAACAACTGTTCAGTTAGGCAACACAGACACTACTGTAGCTCAAATGGTTACAGTAATAAATGGTGCCGGTATTACTGGTGTTACAGCGAAATCAGTTGATGGAAAACTATACATTTACAGTGATGGTTCATCTACAACTGACGGTTCAACTGACGACGATGGTGCTATTGTTTTACAAGCAGGTGCTACAGGTACACTTCTTTCAGACTTAGGTCTTACAGCAGGTACATACTACGCACCGGCATTGTCAATTGCTCCACATACAAATGTTCCAGCATTTAAGACTGCTGATACACAATCAAGACCAACAGGGTCTGTATGGTTTAAAACTACAGACGCTAACCTAGGCGCTCAAATAAAAGTTAAAGTATATAACGGAACAACAAGACTTTGGGAAGATAAAGATGCTCCAATTTATACAACTAACGAAGAAGCATTATTTAGGTTAGATAAAACTGGAGGCGGAATTAATTTAGCACTTGCTCAATTATATGTACAAGCACATGTGACAAATGAAGAAAATGAAGAACATGATTTTTGTATTAAGGCAAGAAATGCTTCAGGTTCTACAAAAATTGTTTCAGAAATAATTACAGCAAGTTCACTATCATCAGGTACATATGGCTTTACAATGGCTGAAAGTGATCCAACTAAAGCTGCAATTCAAGGCGGAAAAGCACTACAAGTCGTAGCAACTGGTGCGGCAAGTGACGCAGACTTAGTTGCGGCATCAATTAACGCAGGTGGATTTGAAAACATTGTAGCAAGCGTAGATTCAAGCAACAGAGTTGTTATTGAACATAATGATGGCGGTGAAATTAGAATCAAAGATACAAATAGCTTATTCGCAGGGATTGGATTCTCAGCTTGGAACTATACAAATAAAACAGGCACACCTAACATGTATGATGCTCCATCAGGAGATACAGCATATGACTTCCATGTGTCAAACTGGAAAATTTTGACACAAACAGCAAGTGCTGATGCTCCAACTGCTTTAACAGCAGATGGTAGACTTTGGTATAGTTCAATTGTTGATGAAGTAGATATACTTGTTCATAACGGTACAGACTTTGTAGGTTATCAAAATGTATATCCTGACTCAGATCCAGCAGGACCAATTGTGAGTGCTACTGAGCCAACACAACAGTCAGATACAAGTCAACTTGTAACAGGTGACATTTGGGTGTCAACTGCTGATTTAGAAAATTATCCTCAAGTACATGTTTACAATCAAGATTTACAAAAATGGCTTGAGCTAGACGAAGGCGATCAAACAACTGAAGATGGTATTTTATTTGCTGACGTCAGATATGGAACATCAGGTGGAACTGGAGGAACAAATCCTGTAGCACCTAAAGGAACAATAGCTGAATTACTATTGAGTAATTACAAAGATCCAGATGCTCCAGATCCAGCACTATATCCAAAAGGTATGCTTTTATGGAACTTAAGACGTTCTGGCTTTAATGTTAAGAAATTTGTACGTAACTACGTAGACTTAACTAAGAAGAATGAAAGAAATGGTGATGAAAGTATGTCTAACTATTATCCACATAGATGGGTGACAGAATCAGCTAACCAGCCAAATGGCGCAGGTAGCTTTGGACGTAAAGCACAACGTAAAGTAGTTATTCAAGCACTACAAGCAATGGTAAACAGTAATCAAGAAATCCGTGACGATGAATCAAGATTGTTCAACGTAATGGCAACTCCAGGTTATCCAGAGCTTATAGGTGAAATGATTTCACTTAACTTTGATAGAGGTTTAACAGCATTTATCGTAGGTGATTCGCCAGTAAGACTAACAAGTGATGCTACTACACTTAATAATTGGGGTAGTAACGTAGCCCTTGCTGTTGAAGACAACGATCAAGGACTTGTTAGCAGAGATGAATACTTAGGTGTGTTTTATCCTAGCTTGTTTACTAGCGATAACGCAGGAAACAACGTTGTTGTTCCACCAAGTCACGGTATGCTAAGAACACTAGCACTAAGCGACCAAGTATCTTTTCCATGGTTTGCTCCAGCAGGAACAAGACGTGGTGGTATTACAAACGCAAGTGCCGCAGGGTTTGTAGATGCTGAAGGCGAATTTAAATCTATAGCACTTAATGAAGGACAACGTGATACACTGTATGCACTTAACGTGAATCCAATTACGTTCCTTACAGGTGCTGGACTTGTTAACTTTGGACAAAAGACAAGAGCAAGAAATGCTAGTGCGTTAGATAGAATTAACGTAGCAAGACTAGTAATTTACTTAAGATCACAACTTAAGAAACTTGCTAAGCCGTATATCTTTGAGCCAAATGATAAAATCACACGTGATGAAATCAAGGCACAAGTGGATAGCTTAATGCTTGAGCTTGTATCACAAAGAGCATTATATGACTTCTTAGTTGTATGTGATGAGTCTAACAATACTCCGAGCAGAATTGACAGAAACGAACTTTATGTTGATATTGCGATTGAACCAGTCAAAGCAGTTGAATTTATTTACATTCCGTTGAGACTGAAAAATACCGGAGAAATAGCAGGACTATAATTTGATAAATAAAAGTAACAGGAGTATATAATGGCAATTTCAACACTTTCAAAATTAACAGTACCATTAGATAGTAACGCAAGTGCTTCTAACCAGGGTTTGTTGATGCCGAAGCTTCAATACCGCTTTAGGGTGTCATTGGAAAACTTTGGTGTATCAAGTCCGTCAACAGAGCTAACAAAACAAGTTATGGACATAACAAGACCTAACGTTACTTTTGAACAGATGACTGTTGATATTTACAACTCAAAAGTTTTCCTAGCAGGGAAACACACTTGGGAACCAATTACACTTAACTTACGTGAAGACGTTTCAAATAATGTACAAAAACTAGTTGGCGAACAGTTACAGAAACAGTTCGATTTCTTCGAACAGTCAAGTGCAGCTTCGGGCGCAGACTACAAATTTGTTACACGTATTGAAATACTTGATGGCGGCAATGGTGCTAGTGTTCCGACAGTGCTTGAAACATTTGAGTTATATGGTTGCTACTTAGAAAACGCAAATTACAACACACTGAATTACGCAACTTCAGAAGTTGTAACAACAACACTAAGTATCCGCTATGACAATGCTATCCAAACACCACAAGGTACAGGAATAGGTACAGCAATAGGTAGAACTGTTAATACAGCTATTACAGGCGGTGGTTCTGCTTAATATAAATTAGAATATTAAATTAAGGGACTATATGTCCCTTTTTTTATGATTGAATTATATACCCATATAATTCAAAAGGATAAATATTTATATGGCAAGTTTTTTAAATGGTTTTTTAGATAATGTAGTGTCAGGAGCATTAAGTCCTAAAGGAAACCTTGCTGACTATGCTCATGCTTCTAGAATGTATGTTGATGATAACATGCGTTTGGCTCCAAAGTCAAAATTTCTTTTTCATGTAACATTTAACATTAACAGAGAAGCAACAAAAAGCATACCACAACTAGCCGAAAAACATCTTACAGAACTAGGAATGCTTGTTAAGAATGTACAATTACCTGCTTATCAAATACAAACTGACATCAAGCACCAATATAATAAAAAACGTGCTGTCCATAAAAGAATTGATTATTCACCAGTCACTATACAATTTCATGATGATAACTTTGGTGTTACTACTGCTATGTGGGAAGCATATTATAGATATTATTTTAGAGACGGCAACTATTCAAAAGTAAGTCCAGCTGGCGCACCTGAACCAACTATTAGAGAATACGCAAGTACAAAGCCTAGTTTTTCAGATGAATATGCCGCAGGAATTTCATATAGTCAAAAACAATATCGTTATGGCATGGATAATGATGTAAGTGTTCCATTTTTTAGTAGTATACAAATACACCAATTATCACGTAAACGTTATACCACAATGACTTTGATTAATCCTATTATAAGTGGGTGGCAACATGACACTATGGATAATTCAGTAAGTGACGGTGTAACAAACCAAATGACATTAGAATATGAAACTGTACACTATAGTAGAGGTCCAGTAAATAACGGAACACCAAAAGGTTTCGGATCAGATCATTATGATAAAACATCAAGTCCAAATAGTTTATCAGGCGGTGGAGCAAGTAGTTTATTTGGTGTTGGCGGTGTATTAGCAGGAGGTTTTGGAGTAATTGATGACATCACAAGTGGTAAAGCAAACTTTGGAACTGTACTAAAAGCCGCTAATACTCTATCAAATGCGCAAGGGTTATCACTAGGCGGATTAAAAGGCGAATTAATCGGGCAAGGACTAAATGCTATAGGAGAAACCACAGGCATTGATGTAAGTGGTGTGTCAGGATTATCCTTTCCTAAAGGTGCTGGCGGTGGCAATTTAAAAACTTTGGCAACTGCGGGAGCTGTGGTGGTGCTGGAAAATTAGC